ATCTCTTTCTTGGCATCAACGACAAACTGCCTTCCCTCCTTGTACATCTCGCAGGATTCTTTGACGAGCTTGAAGGCCGAAGTTGCCAGAGCGACAAGGGTGAATGGATCAATTTTTACAACCCAAAAACTTTATGGAAGAACGATGCGGCCACACCTGGCCCAAACATGACCATTACCATGACCGCATAGATTAAATACTCAATCTTGGTCATGCGCCTTTCTCCGCTTTTTAACGACTGCTCAATGTTGCGGTAGCGTTCGTCACAGACTGCAACGTGAACGGCTAGGTCTTTTTCAGTGTCACTCATTTTTTCATGCCTTTAAGCGTTTCGGCCAAACGGGCACGCTGCCCCAGTTTCCCGGGTTTTTTAGCAGCGGCCGCTAGCTTCTTTGCAGGAATCGTTTTGCCTTTAGGCACTTTCAGTTCTTCGCGGAGTGCACCGGGATGTTTGATCGCACCTTTTATCCAGTTTTTTGACGCCATGTTTAACTCCGATTGTAGCCGTTGATGTTTCACGATCTATGGTCAGCAAGCCATAGCAACAGATATTCCAGTCTTCATTATCACGTTCGCTAAAGCACGGAACATTGATGCGTACATGCTTAAACAAATATTCTTTATCACCCTCAAATACACGCCAAACGTGTTCAGGTGTACCCCTGCCATCTTGGCCTCGGCTCTTGTTAAAGCGTATTCTGTACTTGTTCATACAATCTCCGCTGCTGGCATTGTGCAAGCACTGACAGTGGCGTTGGTGTTAAGTTGTACGCTCAAATTAAAATGCACAAACTTCAAAGGTTTATTGGCTGCATGACGGCCAAAAGAATGGGGTAACCAAGAGTTTGCAATGACCATCAGTCCGGGTTTGGGAATAAAGTTCACCATGTTGCTGGCATTGGTGATGTTATTCATGTTGGACTCCATCAAACCCGTCTGCACCTTACCTGCGCGGGGGTCATGGAAAATAAGATGTGAACTCTTTTCAGGCACTTCAAGGAAGTAAAAACCAACAAGTTGGGCTCCCATGCCGTGCACATGTTGCTCCATCAAAGAGTGTTTATGGTGTTCTTGCGTCCACATCTCGGTAAATGTGGTTACTAAAGGCTCCATTGCGTAGCCTTGGCCTTGCAAAATAAACCATGCACTTTGGCCAATAAACTCACAAAATTTAGCAATTCGTGGATCTGCAAAGAAATTGTCCGTCATCATGACGGGATATATGTTGTCTATTTTTCTCTGAGCTTTGGCAACTTTAAGGCGTTCTTCTGAAACTTCTTTGACGGCAGGCAAAAAATCAGGACGTTCTACAATAGAAATGCTGGATGGAAAATAGTTCCATGTTTGAAATTGTGGCTCTGCGGGGGCAGCCTCTACAACAGCCGCTTCAGTAGCCTCAACTACTTCTGTTTTTTCTTTGGCCATTTGCTTCTCCTTATGTTCTATTTACAACTACCCAAGATTTTGTTGCTTCATCCCAAGTACATTTTTGGTTAAATGTAATTTCTGGTTTTGGGGTTGGTGCTTTCCAAACCCAGTTTGTTTCTGCAGATATTGTCCATGATGGGTATGGTTGAGGAGTTATGAAAACATCATTTACAGGGTCGTAAATAGTGCCAATGCCCGCAAAATTTCCCCTAAAAGGTGTCTCACCATTAGGTTTTCCGTCATTACCATAACGCACATTTGCTATGGTATTGTAGCTGGTCTGCTTCCAAGTGCCGCCAAACAAATTTTGAAGAAAACTAATACCAATTTCTTCTTGCTCAACGCCGTTACTATCTTCCATGTCCTTGTTTCTTACAACAAGAACTCTTAAAACTGTATTATCGGAATCAAGTTCCGCAAAATGTGCCATTATTGAAATCTCCATTTAACAATAACTACGCCACTTCCACCGCTTGAACCGCCATAGGGGTTTCCAAAAGCATTATTAAATATTCTAGCCCCGCCACCACCGCCTGTATTTGGTGTTCCGGGAGTAATAACGCTCGATGAAGTTGTGCCTGCACCACCTCCGCCAGCCCCTCCTGCACCCACAGTATAGTTAGAGGCACTACCACTAGAGCCATAAACCCAAACTCCTGTGGCTCCTCCGCCACCCCCGTAATAAACTCCCGATCCAGTAATTGTTGAAACAAGACCGTTGCCTCCAGCCCCCGGATATGAGTAACCACTGCCAATTACACCATTGCCGCCAACTGCACCCGCGCCTCCTCCACCACCTCCAGAAAGAGAAATATTATAAAAAGGAGCACAACCGCAAACGATATATTGTCCAGCGCCGCTTCCCCCGGCATATCCCTGTCCAGAAATTCCTGCACCGCCAGTGTTGCAATTATATTGACACCCATATCCTCCTCCACCAGAACCACCACATCTTGTGTGTGGATGACATCCGCAAGAGCCGCCACCACCACCGCCACCAGATGTGCTGATTAAAGCTCCTAAACTTGAGGGCGAACCCAATCCATTTGTAGCAACACAGCCGGAGTAAAAAACTCCCCCTGCTCCAACAGTTACAGTATAAGTTGTTGTTGTAATTGTTTTGGATGTGCAATTTTTAACGCCGCCAGCCCCTCCGCCTCCACCATAACCGCGCCCAGCAGCGCCACCACCTGCTACAACTAAAGCAGCGATAGACTTACCTTCTGATGTGTCATAGCCAAGTTTATTCACTGTTAACGAACCGCTTCCATTGAATACGGCTATTTTGTAATTGCCACTTGTTGTTACACACGCACCCGAACTGGTAATGCATGGGTATTGTGGGCCAGGTGGAGTATATGTCCCCCCCGTGTACGCATTGAGTATTCCGCTCATGTTACATTAGCCCCTGTAAGTAACCATTGAGTTGTTGCAATTTTGATGCAGTTGGCCACACCATATTGCGCCAATGTTCTTGATCCAGAAGTGCCACCAGACGCCCATGTCAATGTGTCAGAGTTAATAGCAATTGTTACGTTGCTGGCTGACATGTTGATAAACTGAATTACCGTACCAAGTGGATAAGCTACTGAGGAATTAGCGGCAATAGTAAAAGTTCTAGCATTTGCATCGCTTGCTGGGTGAAAGATTGTTGTACCCGCGTCAGCAAGTACAGTTGTATATGCAGTAGATTGGCTGTTTTGAGGAATGTTCAAGTAACCAATAGATACGGTGCCAGAGGGAAAAGTAAGAGTTGAACTTCCTGTACCGCCTTGTGCAGTTGTGACTAAAGCGGCTGTGCTAAGTAATGTTCCGCTTGTTGGTAATGTGACAGCAGTTGTGCCAGTAACAGTTAATGTTGTTCCAAAGTTACCTGAAATAGTAATGGTGCTTGCTGAATTGTTTGCTACGCCTGTACCACCGTTTGTAGCAGAAACAATACCGCTAATACCTGATGCGGTTATTACTGAAGATGCAATTTTAATAACGTCAGTAGCAGTTACGTTGTCATAGTAACAAATAGCTTTTTCGCCGTTGGCAACAGATACGCCTGTGCCCCCCGATTTTTTAACAGTGATTGATTGCCCACCAGATGTGTTGTTGTAGACAATGTATGTTTTACTGTACGCAGGTACGATAATGTTTTGCGTTGTGCTTCTTGATCCAGTCAGATTAATGACTGCGTACTGAGCAACCGTGGAGTTTGTGGCTGTTGAAGTAAACGATGAAGAGTTATTACCGTTTGTTATAGCCAGCGTTACATCGGTTGTTACTGTGATGTTGTTTGTTCCCGCGAGCGATATTTCAACCAGCTCTGTCATGCCGTTGTTAATATCGTCACCCCAAATACCTGAATCACCGCCAGTTTGCGGTAGATTAAGGCCCAATAGCGTTGTATTTGATGACATGTTGTATTACCTCGTTGAAATTATCGCCCATGAACTTGCTTGGCTATCATCAATTAACGACCATGAACTTGCTTGGCTGTCGTCAATCAATTCCCAATATTTGTTTCCAATTACAAAATCCGTAATCGCCGCTGTCTCAGAATCACTCACATTGTAGTTAGTCAGTGCTGCAATTTGTGCATCAATCGTTGCAGTTTCAATTACAGCTCTAACAAAAGTTGCCGCAACTGTTTCAGTATCCGTTAAAGCGGCTGTCTCACTATCGCTTACATTATAAGCAGTTTGTGCTGCATTTGTGTCTGTTGTCGCTGTGGTCTCTGTTACAGCGGCATTGAAATAACTGCCAACAGCCTGGGTTGTTGTAGCAGCCATTGTCTCTGTTACTGTGCCGTTTCCACCATAGGAATAAGACTCTGACTCCGTGGCTGCTGCTGTTTCTGTTACCGCTACTGCTGCCGTATACGCAACTGTTTCAGTCTCAGTTGCCGCTGCTGTTTCTGCTACTGACCCAGTATAAGTTGTTGCTGAACTTTCAGAGTCAGAAATGACTGCCGTTTCTGATACCGTTGTACCCGCTGTATACGCTACAGTCTGGGTATCCGTCATGGTGTTTGTGCCACCCCACGCGTAGTTACCCCAAGTACTTTGACCCCATCCCGCGTATGCGCTTACTTGCTCTGTTACAGAAACAGAAAATATTTGTCCACCGCCAAGCGCATCTGTAAATACTGCCGTTTCGGAAACACTGACGTTATAGCTCGTAGAGGCACTAGCACTATCTGATACAGTAACCGTTTCAGTTACGCTATCAGAATAAGGGGTTCCGCCTCCCCAGAGGCCGTCACCCCAGTTGCCGTAACCCCATGCCGTTGCCATATTAGGTCAATGTAGCAGTGTAAGTAACAGCAATAGTATCGCCAGAAACAACAGACTTGGAGCTAGAAAAGTCCCCAGCAGAGAACAAAATCCCTGTTGTGTTGTCTTTTGTTGAGCTTCCGTTGATGTTGATAAAACAACCTGCAACAGTGCCAGTACCAGTCATGGTAAAAGTAACAGCAGATGAAGTTTGTTTACTGCCAGAAGAAGCAGCGCTAAATGTGGGGGTAGGACGATTGCCTGAGTAAGATGGAGCGTTTGTTCCACCAACTTCTAACCATGATGAGTGAGACGTCATGGTATCTGCGGCAAGTGCTGTTCCAGTACCTTTAAGACCCATCACTACAGCGCCTTGAGCAGAGTTGCCCAAAATACCATCTAGCGTAGCGTTTTTACCAACGGTACACACTACATTGTGAATGTCTTCTGACCACTTTACAAAGCCATCAGCACTATAACAAATGGCTGTATAAAAACCTTCGATTGACATTGAGTCAGAAGGCTGTGTATTGTATTTGGTGGATGCCTCGACTTGATCGTTGGCAGTTACGTTATCATTCATGAAAACTCCTTATGCAATCCTTAAAATTGCGGTTGTGTTGGTAACCGATGGGAACTGAATCGTAAATGTACTGGTACAAATTTTATCTGCGCCAAAATCAAGTATTGCTACCGATGCATTGTTCTGACTAGCATTGTAAATCAGCGCACCACGAGCTGTAAATGCTGCTGGATTCCAGACTGCATTGGCAAATGACCAGTAAGCCACCGTGCCGTTTGTGGCCCCTGATGTTGGTGTTTGGCTAACAACAAGTTGCTGTCCGCCTTGCGTATAACCTGTACCTGTTACTTCGCCAACAAGTTGCGTTGTGTACTGAGTTGTGGCGGCATTTAATGTAGCCGTTGAATTGAACAACGCAACATAAAAAGTGTTTGGGCTGGTGGGCCCAAAGTTGTGTAAGCCCTGCGCAAGCTGGACTTTGAAACTGGTGGTGGCCGTTTGAACAATAGACATTACGGCACATCCACTCTAGCTTGACCTGATCTGTAGGCATCTCTGCGCTCCATACCATCACCAAGACGTTTAGCCAATGCAAGGGCTTCGCCATACTTCTGGTTGTATAGCGTAAGCATATCTGCCTCGCCCTTCATAAATGTGTAGGCTTCAACCAAAGTACCGTACAACAAAACGGTATCAAAGTTTTGACCAAGCCAGCTTGTGCCAGCCGCATTATTAATAGCAGTGACTTGCACTTGGAATCCAGAACCACCGGGCAAATTGGCGTTGATAATATCCCCAACAGCGTAGTAAGAACCCGCGTAATTAATTGTGACTGATGTAACCACATTGCCGCTAACAACAATATCTGCACGAGCCCCACTACCAGTACCACCAGATAGTGTCTGGTTGTAGTATGTTCCGTTTGTATATCCGCTACCCGGTGCATAAATGCTGGTTGTATTGATTGCGCCTTGCACAATCGACACTGGATAGTAATAGTAATGCAGCTCTGTTAAGTATGAAGCATCTGGGGTTGGGCCCAGAATAATGGATAGATTATTGGTAACTGTGCCACTGGTTACAGTAGGCCCGTACAAAGCGTAGTAAGCAGGAGTGCCATACGCAATTGGGTTGCTGTATGCTTCACGAATAAAGTTGACGTCTTTATTCAAAAGGAATGTTTGTGCGCCTTGGAATGTTATTGTTCCAGAAACCGCATTTGTATTGGCAAGACTTAAAGTTATTATTACACCATTGATACTGGTGACAATAGCTCCAACAGCGACACCAGTTCCAGAAACATACTGCCCAACTAAAATACCAGAAGAACTTGTGACTGTTATAGAAAACGCACCTGAAGTACCTGTTCCAGTCGTGGTGTTATTTTGATACAACGCAATCGAATAAACGGCCAAGAAGTCTGTTGGCAACGACAGATACTGATTGTATTGTGTAAGGACACCCGTCACGTTTTTCCTGATTGAAGGAAACTGAATCGAGTTGTAGATGCGCTGTTCCGCTTGTTCAACGAACATAGGAATATCCGCTACGAAAGTAGTCTCGTAGTTTTGCGTGTAATCCTGTACCAGTTGAACAAGTTCGGAATAGGTCATGCCATCGGGCCTCTTGCCATCACGCCTTTAGTCGCTGCGCCTGTACCACGGATTTTGATGCCTGAATCTTTAACGGGAACGTTGCCAGCAGACTTGCTAATTCCACCAATAGACATGTCTAATGTGTCAGCTTTACTGCGGTTTGCTCTAGCATCCAAATCAGAAATGGCTTCTTTATAACGACCAGCGTATTGTTCTGCCGGGCCATTGTCAGAGTTTTTACCTTGACGAACAGCAGGACTATTCTTTTTAGACATTTTGGCAGACTCTTTTTTATCCATGAATTTAACTTTAAATTCTTTATCTCCGCGTTTTTCGGCAGCTTTTAATGCTGCTACAGCACTTGGATAGTTTTTCATTTAACCACCTCTTTGATTTCTAGCGCGTGCCATGTTACGGCCTTGCGCGCGCATGTCTTTACCTGTGGGGCCACCCTTTTTCAACTTGGACAAGTTGGTGTGTTTGCCGGGGTGTTCTTGTTTATCGTGCATAGAAAAAGCTTTTTTGATTAGCTTTTTATCTTCTTTAATGTCATCGTGTTTCATTCTAAACTCCTACGTTGTAACTATCGTAACTGTACCAACTTGTACCGATGGCATCAAGGCATTTTGAGTCAAAGCAACATCAAAATTACTAGCGCCCCCTACTGGATTCCAGCCCCACTGAAAAACTCTACTGCCTTCGCCAATACTACCATTAGATGTTGTACCTGATGCGTAGTATGTGGTGTCAGGACGCGGATCTCGCACGCCTTGAGGGTCATCTACTGGGTACATACCCAATTGCAACTGAGGCTGATCTGGATCCCAACAAGCTGGACAGACTTTGAGGTCATAAACCTTGGTTTTAATGATCTCTTTTTTAAGTTCTGTCAGTTTAAACTGGAATCCGCACCGATCACACTCGGCAATCGAGTTCTTGCCAGAGGAAAATCGGTTACCCATTACGAATAACCCCCGCCAATGTACATTCTGCGGGGCACAAAACGCACTGCTGCCTTCTCATGATCTTCTTGTGCAGCCAATTCCCACGCTTCATCGTACTGAGCCTTCAAAACTTGCAGTCTTTCAAGCGCTCCAGGTACTTTTAAAGCCATGTAGTAGGACAAACCCGCTACCAAACAAGGAATAAAACGGAAAGGTACGTCTGGAATGTTGGCTCCGCCCCCAGCATCTTGGACTCTGCGCATGCGCCAGTAGACCAATTGCCAAGTTGTCGAACCATCAGGCGTTGGCCACACAGTTACGCTGTTCTTTTGGGTCAAAAGCACTGCGATTCCAGCGCTATGGGTAGCGGCAGTTGTGTTTCCTTGACCTCTAGTGCAGTTTAATAAATATGCGGGGTTACCATTAGCGGCGGGTTGTAATTCGTTGTAGCCTATCAACTCACTATCTAATGTAATAAAGCCTGCATTGGGCATGCCATTCAAAGAACTGATAGCAATTTGCGTATCTGTTGTGCCTACAGCCGCATAAACAGTGTTTGCTGTGGGTTGTGTATTGGCTGTCAGACGCTGAATCCACAACTGGATTGGGCGTCCTTGAATCAATTTGTTAGGGATTGTGGCGTAAGTAGAAACACTGATACGCGTGATGGTCAAGTCCGCCTGATTACTGGGCTGGTTTTGTTGGGTTCTGATAACGTGTTCTAGTAGATCAACTGTATCATCTGGCAACACATATGTGGGTTGTCCTTGAGCCAACGTGATAACGTCTTGCTCAAATGTCCACATGTTGATCCCGCGATTTGCCCAGTCGGCAAATAACAGATTCATTGACCTGCGTGCGGTTCTAATGTCGTATCCAGTGCGCGACTCACCACCACAACGTTCAAAAGCTTCTTCAACAAGCTCTGTCAGTTGTAGGTTAAACGATGATGCGCCTGATGTCTGTGCCATTACTTAGCCGCCCGCATGTTATCAATCAAATTTGGGTAGGGTCTACCTGCCGCTTTTGCGGCTTTCTTTGCTGCAGTCTTTTTAGCGGGGCTTAGTTTTTTGGATTTACCCAAACCTTTGGGTCTAGGCTTGTCCCAAACTTCGCCACCCTTTTTGTAGACTGATACATCGTTTGGATTATCCTTGCGATGTATCGTTTTTCTACCGGGCATTTTGGATGGGTTGATGTCGCCCATACCCCGGCTGGCAATCATTTTTTGGCCATCCCACCGCCACACATCACGATGTGGCCTTTGGTCTTGCCTTTTGAACAACAGCCATCTGCACGCTCAGAAGCGCGGTGTGCTGTGCCACCTTTTTTCATACCACCGGGACGCATCGCAGCCATACCAGGATTAATAGGCATGCGAGAACCTGTTG